GAGGTTCTAGATGCAGAATTTCCATCACCAGATCTTGTGTAGTTTGCAGTAGATACTGAAGCGTCAGATGTATAAAATGGCTCACCAGAAGATATTGGAGGTATGGATTGCTGGAATTGAACATTTGGAGCTAATTCATTAGATTGTTGAGAAAACTTATTCCAATAATCTGATTTTTTATTGTACTTTCTTTTATCTGACATATGAAATGTTACACTTAAAAGTTTACAAAGTTACTTTATGAACATTGGCGTGAATGAGAATGGTTTTTCTTCTGGAACTTGCATCATATCATAATAAACATTCATCATCCAATTTGCTAATAATAATGCAGAATAAGAATCCTTTCTCGCTCTATCTGGACCCTTTTGACTTTTTAGATTACTTGGCAAATCAAAGGTCTGAGTTCCATTTGCAGTTGAACTAGGCTGGATAAGAGCGCATTCAGCCTTAGTCAAGTTAATCATGTCCTTCTGATGCTCAATAAAATCAATCATTTTAGCGCCATACTCTTTTTCTTCTTCTCCAGTCTTTAAAAACTTAATTTTATCAAGAGGGATATCTTTCGATCTTTGTTTTGAGTACCCATCATTCATTGCTGCGCCAGCAAAGAATATTTTTTTATGATCAAATGCTGACTGCAGCAATTCATTTGCAAATCTTATCCAAGAGGAGCTTGGCTTTTTCAAATGACAGATTTTTTTAATAGTTAAGTTGTATTGATTTCTAGATTCTTTTATTGCCTGATTGTATTCTTGTAAGTTATCAAAATCCGCATCAAATGTTTCTATTTTCAACTTTGCCTTTTTAAATAATTCACTTTCATTTGCGGAATTTAAAATCTGAACACCTCCATTATAGTCACCAACGATTGCCACTATATTAAAAGAATTTAATAAATAGAAAAAGTAATCTATATGACTCTTTAAGTTCATTCCAGCCATAGCATAGCTATGAACCAATACTCCTGAATTTTTTTCTGGGACTAGTTTTATGATTTGTATTGCAAAATCGTCAGAACCTTCAGATTCAGACCAGCTTGGGTCAAAAGATAATATATATTTTGCATTTTGATCTCCAGCAACCTCGACACATTGCCCTTCTCCGTCTGGAATTGTGCAAGCCATCATTTTACTAACTTTAAAATAACCACTAGAGTCATCAGTGAATACAGCTCCATACTCTCTTTGGAAAGCTGACTCGCTTAATGTAGCCTTTGCTTGCTGTAGTGCTGGCCCATCATACAATTGACTTGGCGCACAATCATAACTAAAATGCATTATAACCCGATGAGCAATATCTTGCTTATCTTTGTTCATTATCAAGTATTCATACTGCTGATAAAGCTTATATAAATATTCAAACTTATAACTTGCAGAAGAAAGACCAATAATTTTATTCTGCGGCCAAATAGTCCTTTCGTCTTCAGTCATTTTTCCCTCTGCAATTAATTTGCTTTCTGCATCATGCATATTTTGTCTTTCTGTTGGATTTTCAACAACAGCCAAGAATGGAGTAATGACTTCGGTAAATATTTTCTCTGGCATCAATAGAAATTCGTCAATAATCATTCTTTGAAAACGAAAACCACGAAGCTTTTCGCCATCACCTAATGGCAAGGCAGTTATTCTAGATCTGCCTATCTCCATGAACCATTCGTCATTGCCTCTAGATACTCTTGAAATAGTTTCTGCAAACATTGAAGCTTTAACTGTCTTTGATATGTCTTCAATTTTTCTAAAAATCATTTTAGACTGACGAAAAGATTTGGATATGATACCAATATGTACCCCTTGGTTCATTATGGCATCTAGAATGGCAAATACGCCCGTAGTAAAGGACTTTGAAAGACCGCGACTCCAAATTCCTAAAAAATAATCAGTATTAAACATGGCTTTAATAGCCATATGTTGAAATGGAAACAATTGAACTCCAGTTAAGAGTTCAGATGTGAAAGATGGATTCTCTCTTAGGAATCTATAAAGTAAAAGTTTAGCTTCTCTTTCGTCAAGGAAGCCTTCTTTTTCCATTATAATTTTATTTATATCTCTATCCTTATTTCTACTCTTTTGATTTCCAACTTCCCAGCTCATAAATTTTTTTTATTTAAAAAATGTTGCAAATCAACATTCCAAATTGATTTTCCAGACTTTAATATTCTGGGAATTATATACTCACTATTTAAACGGCTTCCAGAAAATACAAATTGACAGCAATCACGGTATTCATGCTGCAATAAGCGCATATTGTGATAAATGTATTTCATATTTGCTTTGTGTGCAGATTTTTTATTTGTTTCATCTAAATTTTTTAGATCAGCATCGACAACCACAAATAAATAGCAACCCATAGATCTGCATCTATCTAATTCTCTCTTGAACCTATTTAAATTATCTTTACTTAATGTAGATTTAAAATCTTGCTCCGATTTCCTATCTACAAAAGTATAATCAAAGTGATCTAATATGGCGTAATCTCAAACATCAAGCTTTTGAACCTTTTGATTCTTAAAAAATAAAGGTTCCTGCTCCCTGGTATCCGTTAATATAACTAAATCTTTTACGAAATCATCATTCCAAAAATAATCTGGAAGTTTTTCGGTGAACATTGGCTTAATGTTCAATTCGGCGCACAAATAAGTATAACTTTTGAAAAATTTCTTATAAATATCTATTGACGGCAAGAACGAGGTAAATAATTCAATTTCATTTGGAGCAAAGTTTAAATTACGACTTTCGATTCTAGTTGCGAGTTTGTCTTTTATGTAATTTTTGACAACTTCTTGATTAGCCAGCTCACACCATTTGTAAAGTTCGTCAATACTACAAAAATCACGGTCAAAATAAGAATCTTTATTTTTAAAAGGAAGGAGTTCATTAGTTAATAAATTTCTACGAGAAAAATGCTTTACAAAATAGTCATGAAGAAACATATCATGCTTTTTTATATGTGCATGAAGGCTTCTTTCCGAATCAAATTCTTTATTACACTCTAAACAGCTAAATAACATCTTCTTGGGAAATTCCTAAGACTCTAGCCTTGAAAGCATCCATACCCTCTAAGTGTTGAGCTTCTTCTTTCACTAATTTTTTCTGTATTTCTGCTAGTCTAACCATATTTTTTCTTTCCTCTTCGTCTTGAAACATTTGTACTAATGATAAAACAGAAGCATTCTCTCTCTGCTTATTTTTCATTCTTTCTGAACGATCTCCTTGCAATTTTTTAGTTAAAGCCTCAATCCTACCTTCGCATTGATGATATTCACTGCTTTTAGCTTTTATAATTTCAGCTAGTTTAACGGTCATTTCATTTTGATCTTGAGCATCATCAAATAGATTATTTAATTTATTCAAATGCTTGCTTATTACTTCTAAATTTATAATTTCCTTACATACATTCATGTAAAGATTCAATTCGTCTGCTGTTAAATCTGGCTTATCCCAAGTTAATCTTGTAAATTCCTCTTCAAACAAAGATCTATCATCTTTGGAAGTATAATTATTCATTATTTTAATAAATCTAGAATTAGATAAATTAATAGCAAGCTTGTCTAAGCAATTTCTTTGGCCGCGACTCATTTTAGTTTCATCCAATTGAAATCCAGTAGAATCAAATACTTTTTTAATTAATCTTGGATATGTTTTAGGGGGGGAGTAATTTGTTAGCAATCCACTTTCTTGACTTGGAACAAAATCTTCATTTACTGAACGTATATATTCCAAAACCGCTCTTTGTTCGGCTCCTAATTTTTTAATTTCTCTTTCTGGAAATAATAATTCGGCAATAGCGAACGAACTCATGCCTTGCTCGGCAGATTGTAGTATAAAATGCTTATTGGCTTCGGTAAATTCAACCGAATCTACTTTTACATGTTTGGATGTGCTATATTGTAAATTATTTTTAGCTAAAAAAGCCCTCACTATTTTACCTTGAATAGTGCGTCCATCTAAAGTTTCATCATTAAAGCATTTTTGAGTTAAAACACTTAAATCTTTAATTGTTTTATAATTGTTTAAAACAAAATCCTCTTGATCGGGAGTTAATCTGTTACTCGGAGCCATAACAAATATCTTTATTGTTTAAAATCTCGGTAGCCTTCTCTCTAAAGAGCTTTTTTAAATTTTTTATCTGCTTGTAGCCTATCATTCTATTTTTTTCATTTGTTTTATAACCCATGAATTTAGCCACATCCTCTTCATCCCTCTTTTCAAAGAAAAGCATTACATATGCAGTATACTGTTTACATGTTAAAGCTTTTTGCATTTCGTTGTTTAACAATTCAACGCTAACAAAAGAAAAAATTTGATTATCAATACAGGATTCAATTTCCTGTTTGTGATTTTCTATCGTAACTGGCATTTTTAAATCATATCCAGATTTTTTGGTTCTTTCCCACTTTGAATACAAAAGGCAAGTGTTATTTTGGAAACCATTGTTGGTGAGCGAACACTGATCCTCACCCATGTTGTAAGGGCAACTTAGACAAGGTCTTACATAATTTGTATAATTATTTCTTATTAGATTTTTTAGTTGATTTGATATTATTCTTCCGATCCAAGGCTCAAGTGGTTTTGTCTGATCCCACATGTTCCATTTTTTATATATATGTAATTTTATAATTTGAGCAACATCATCAAAATCCATCCAAGTTATTGCGTTTAAGTGCCACTTACTTCTTTTTTTATTTATAGCTTTACATATTATATCAATTTTTTCTTCGAAAGTAAAAATTTTACTCATTTAGATCTAAATTTTTTGGCCTTTCAAAAGGTGATGACGTATTATTTAATAAATCTTGGAATTTTATGACTCTGACATCTGTAGAAGCGTCTATTTCAACTTGAAGTCTTGATATTCTCGGTACTCTAGTGGAATTCGAAAAATCACTTTCATCTTCACTCCCATCCTCATCATCATTTTCTTCGTAATCGTCATTAACTAAATTTTTTTTATTTAAATTTGTGGATTGGTTGTATGCACTTCCACACTTATAACAAAAGTTTGGAATTGCAAATTTATATTCAGATTTAGATCCACACACTGGACAAAAGATAGTTGCCATTAGTTTCCTTTTCCTTTCTGTAGTTTCGATATGATAAATCTTAAAATTAAACTGCGGTGAATATCTTCATTACCAAACTGATAGCAGTAAATTCCATGAGGGGTTGACTCTTCATCGTTGAATAAATCAAACATTTGTTGAAATCCGCTGGACTTTACATCCGCTTGCATAAAATCTCCACAAATAAACATTTTTGTCCCCTCTCCAATTCGGGTTATTAATGTAACAAGCTCCTTGAATGAAAAATTTTGAGCTTCATCAGCAATAATTAATTTATTTTCCCAACTTGCGCCTCTTAAATAGTTTATTGGCTTTGCGGTAAGATGCTGACTTTGTTTTAGCCATACAGCGTGTTCTGGAGA